ATTTGCATCTATTGTTTTATTTGTAAATGTATCTGTACTAGAACCTGTAACTACAGTTCCATCAATACTAATTGTTAAAGTAGTGCCAGAACCTACAGTATCAATACCAGTTCCACCTGCTATTGTTAAAGTTTCTGTATCTAAATCAATGTCTAATGCACCGCCAGAATCACCTTGAAAATCTAAATCTTGTTGGTTAAGAGAAGTTGTAACTGCATCTACATAAGCTTTAATACTTTGTTGTGTTGCAAGAGCAGTTGCTGAATCTGAAGCCATATTATCTTCATCAAGAACTGAAGATACTGCTGTGCTTGAACCTAGTGTTAAGCTACCAGATATTTCTGTATTACCATTAATATCTATTGTTGTTGCTGCAATTTGTATTTCTGTATCTGCAACTAAATCTAATTGTCCATCTACTGATGAATTAATATAGATTGCTGAATCTCTAAATAAAAGTTTTTCATCTGTACTTAATAAAATATCATCTGAGAATTGAAAGTAATCTTCATCTTCCATCCAAGTAAATACACCATCATTACTTGTTGCATCAAATGTAACTGAGATATCATTATTTGTATTAGTACCAAATGTTAATGTATTACTGAATAAGTTTGATATTGGTCCACCATCACCAGTAGTTGTACCATCATGGGTATGACCGCTTGAGACATTAAATGCAGCTACTAGTTGGTCATACTCATTATTGAGCAATGATGCAAATATTGTATCACCATCTGTAAATGTACTTTGTCTAGTATATGTCGCCATTTATTATGTCCTTCCTGCGGGTATGAAATCTACATAAAATCCAGATACAGTATAAGGTGAACCTGTCCCTGTACTTCTAACTCTAAAGTTATTTGTAAATCCACTACCAGTTAGTGTTGTTTTTTGTTGTGGAAATAATGTTCCACCAAAAATTGTTGTTCCAAATGTTGAACCTGTACCAAATGTTGCAGGAGTTTGTAATGCTCCTAGTTCTATTTCATTAGGTTGAGTTACATCATTGCTTTCAAAATCGTAACGAGTTTGTAATTTTAAATTTTCGTTTGTTCCTTCTGAACGAATACTTGTTTTGATATAGTATAAAGTTTTTCTAATACCTGCATCACCATAATCTAAGTCTGGTGTTTTATACTGTGCTACAATATTTGAGCCATCAAAACTATTACCAGTATCATGGTTATAAACTCTACCATCTTCAGATGCGTGATATAAAACTTCGCTTCCATTTTCATCTACACCTGCATGAGCAACTTTTACAGGAATACCTTTTGTTGTACTCCATTCATATACTGCTGCACCCGTAGAAGATATTTTAAATGTACCAATAATACCACCTTGAATAGTACTAGAAATTCCAGATTTAAAATAAAATAATCTGTATTGACTTTTCTCTCTAATCACCATACTAGAAAATCTAATTGATGATAAGAAAGGCATTATTTCATCTCTGAATAATGGCATTATCTTTCTACTAATAGAACTTAATTCTATATCGTCAATTCTTGCTGTTCCTGCGATAGTTCTTAAACCATCTGGTGCTAAGAAAATTAAATCTCCACCTATCTCTTGAACTGTATTACCACTTATACATCCAATATTTTTTGTAACACCAGATACTACAGTAGTACCATCTAATCCAGAAACTTGGAAAATACTATTTTCACAGAAAACAATTAATTTATTTCTAAAAGGTTTTACTGTTACTATCTTATCACCAACATCTATTGTACCTGCTGATGAACCTGTAAAATCTTCTGGCTTTAATCTTGTACTATAACTTAATATTTGTGGATTATCTGAGTCTCCTGCAAGAATTAATCTTTCTGCAAAGATAGTTGCAAACTTAGATTTATCTGGAGCAGACCTTTCTACTTCTTTAAAAAAATAAGTATGTATTCCACTTGATATATTTATTTTTAAGTATGCAGGTTTGTTAACTCCATCTACTATAAATAATTCACCATACTGTGATTCACCTTCGTATAAAGCAAACTTACAATCAGATTGGCTTGGTCTTGCTATTGTTGAACCACTTGCTAATTGTGCTGCAGTTGCCCCATTTTTTTGAATAGTTACACTACTTGCTGAACTTTCAAAGTTACCATCTACTGTTAGTTCATGGTCATTAGTAATACTTAAAACATTAAAAATTTCACCATTAATTTTTATATCATCACCAACTGATACTTCACTAGTAAATAGTGTAGAACTACCATGAGCATTTACTGTAGGAGAACCAGAACTAACATTTACTGTACCTGTAATATTTTGATAAGTATCTTTATTAACTTGTGTCCAAGTTATACCATCAGCACTATAATAAATATTTGTTCCTTGACAAGCTACAACTCCTTTAGCATAGCTTTGAATACCTTCTATATTTGATGTACTACTATCTGGAGTATTAGTTCCAAATTTAGAAAAACCATTTATTCTTCTATATCCTCCATGGATAGAAGATTCATAATTTTCTAAAACTGTAGCGACACCCGGAGTTCTAAATAGTGTATGTGTTGTTCCAACTAAATCTAATCCGCCTTCGCATGTTACTGAAACACCTTGTTCTGCCATCTAACAATTCCATGCTCTTAATGATTTATTAATTCTACTATTAGGGTCTCTTGCAGTTTTTGCAGATGTAAGTTTTTTCTTCATCCCTTTCATCCTCGCACAAAAACTAGCCCTTCTTTTATTACCAACTTTTTTACTTGGTGCTTTTAAATTACCGCCAGTTGTTCTGTTATAACTAGCACGACCTTTAGCATTTAAACCACCAGAAGGATTCTTACCTTCTTTTCTTTGCCATGCAGGACTCTTTGCCATTATATTATCCTTGTTCTATCATCAGTCATTCTGTCTGGAAAAGGTTCAATCAATTGTTCTCTCATTGTTCTTAAACCTTTTTTATATTCCGCATCAGCTAACTGTGACTGACTTATGTTATCTTTAAATTGATGTAAATAATATCTTGCTCTTGCAAGTAATACTGTTGTATATTGTTGTGGAAATACTACAGTATCTCCATGATTTGTTAATTCTTCTGGTTGTGAATATGCAAAGAAGTAAACTTTAAATTTACCATTAGGTATAGGTGATAAACCAAATCTATCGTTCTTTGGACTTCTAATAATTCTTTGTGGAATACCATAAGTCTGTGTATTACTTTTATCTACAGACTCTGATATAGCATAATGTTTATTCCAAAATTCTATTGTAATAGGTCTTAGATTTCTAATTTCATATGGTGCTGATTTTCCAGTTACACCTTCTTCTGTTAGTGTAACATTTTCATAATCTATAAACCCATAGTCAGTTGTAATCCCAGTTGAACTTGCGTTAAATTTATACCACCTAGTTCCAGAAACAGTTTCAACTGAAACATTTCCATAATAGTTATCGCTTGGGTCACCAACTGCTAAAAAACTCCATTTATCTTCTGCGTTACAAATATCAAAGTATGCTCTATTAATTGTATCTTTGATATACTTTTGTATTCCTTTTGCGTTTGCAAATGAAACACTTGACAGTTCTACTTCATTTAATTCTCTTATAAGAGTATTAGTTAAATCGAGATATGTTCTGAAGGGTGCTGCCATTTAAAAATTCTTTTCTTGTTATATTAAAAAAAGAGAGGGCGAAATTAATCGCCCCCTCAATATTAGTATTAGTCGATAGTGTAGATTGCTTTTACTAAAGCATCATCTCTAAGAACTTGTCTTCCATATACATGAAGACCTCTTACGATATCACCGAAAGTATCAGTATCTCTTAAAGTCTCAATGTTTAGGATTGACTGAGCAGTTGCTGTAGAAGACATATGTCCTGCTAAGCATTGACCAGTAGCATTTGAAGTTGCAGGGATGTTAGAAGATTTGTACATTTGGAATCCTCTAATTGAACCAGATGCAACTAGACCATTTCTTACTCCACCATCACCTTGGTTAAAGTCAGATGACATAAGTTTTGAGTCTGTAGCTGCCAATTCTTCATAGAACTCTGGTTTTGCAACAAACCATCTTTGGTCTTCTGGCACTTGAGAATCGTCAAGTAATCTTGCCATTCTTGCCATGATAGATAAAGGAGTTGCTTCTCCAGATGCATGTCCCATGTCGATTGGGTCAGTAGTAGCTAATGAACCAGATGCTGCATTTGCAGTATCACCACCAAGTTGATGGTCTGGAGCAGAAGTAGATACACCTGCAAACATTGCAGTTAATACTTCAGCATCCATAGTGTTCTTAAGTGTATAAGCTGCACTTGATGCACCAACTGATGCAAAGTTGATATGAGAAAGTTTTTCCTCGATATCATCAACTATAAACTTAAAGCTATTTGCTTTGTCAATTACAAGAGTAAGTTCTTGGTCAGTTAAGTACTGCTTAGTTGTACTTGCTGCTCTTGTATAAGCCGCAACTGTGATTTCTGGTTCTTTGATGATTTTTACTGTATCACCGAAAGCCGCAATCTCACCTGCGTAGTCTGTGTTTGTTATTGCTTCGATTACAGAAGACTTTCTAAAGAAGTTTTGAATCTTCTTCGAAAATATTTCTGGTACGAAGAACTCATTAGTCTGTCCACTAGTAGTATCAAAGTTTGATAAATTACTGTTGACAGCATTTTGAAATACCGCCATGATATTCCCCTTTCCTGTGTTGTTTAAGTTAAGTGATTAACAATGTGCGGTCTATAAAATTTAGTAAGTCGGATTACCAGAACCTCTACTTGGTCTGTTACCCATGTCATTTATGACACGACCTTCAGACATAGCTTCGGTTATAGCTTTTTCGTTCTTATCAAATTCTGACTGCGACATTGCCGCTATTTGAGAACGAGTCCAAATCTTTTTAGAACCATAGCCGATTTCTTTGCTGTTTTTTACTTTCACCATTTCTGATGCTGCAACTAAATCGCCAGATAATTCTGGTTTAGATTTTGACTTGCCGGTATCCTGTTTGAATAAATCTATTGCTCTCGAAGCAAGTTCTGCATTTGTAGCATTACCATAAACCCATCCCTTAATAGCTTCGGGTTGACTTTCCGCCCAACTATGAAACTCATCCGACTCTCTAATTTGTTCAAAGTCTGGATGCATTCTCGCTAGTTTAGCTTCTGCTTTTTCTTTGTTAACAGTTTGATTTAATTCTTTGAGTTGTTTAATCTCTTGTTTTAAATCTTCTGTTTCCTTAGCACTTCTAAGATGTGCGACTGTTTCAACAACACCATAAACATCTGGGTATTCTTTCTTAAAAGCTTCGATTTCCTCTGCACTTTTAGGTGCTTTGTATGTAGGTCTATTAGCACGAATTTCTGCTAGTAGTTCCTCTTCTCTCGACTTAAAAGAATTAACACGACCATCATAGTGTTTCTTGAGGTCATCATATCTTTTTTTGTAGTCAACCTTTTGATAAGGTTTGTCAGCTTGTTCTTCCGGAGTGTCTTCCTCAGTTTCTGTTGACTGCATTGAATCAACAACAACTTTTGGTTGGTCCTTCTTAACCGCTATCGTGTTAGCATCTGCAAATTCTTTACTTGCATTTGCCTTCATTTGTTCATAATCAATATAATCCTTTTTAGCATTATATGGATTTGCTTCTATTTCATTACTCTGCTGAGTAGCTTTACTTTTCAGTAAAGTGTCTGCATTACTTTCAACCATTTTTAATCACCTTTCTTGTTTGGGGTTTGCGTATTGCAAAGTAGCCGATATAGAGTGCCTAGGTGATTGCCCGGGTAGCTCTATATATTATACTTATTGGTAGATAATAATCCACCTTTTGCCATCATGGGTTGTCCAGATTCCATTTGAGAATCTTGAACTGCCATACTGTTATCATACTCTTGTTCTGCTGCTTTCATTTGTTTTCTAAGTCTGTCCACACCAATTTGCTTAACTGCTTTTGCTGTGAATACAAACTCACCATCTGATAACATTGCAGGTATCGAGTCTGAAGTTCCTGTTCCCGGTCCATCTACTTCTCCAGAACCGGTGAATTCTTTTGTTGTTAATTTAACAATGACATCCATTATACCCGGATGCATTTCAATAACTTCTTCTAATAATTGTTCTTCTTCTGAATCTAAAACAGATGTATCAACTTGTGCTTCAACATTCATATCATCTTCTTCGCCTTCTGGCATTGCTTCTTCCATTTGCATTTCTAAAGAAGTTTCTGCTTCTGGTGAAAGTTCTGGTATTGTCATACCTTTATCTTCTACTTCACCACCTTCAGCATA